GGGCGGACGAAGAAGCGGACGCCAGCCTGAGGGAACGCTATGTGCTGGCATGGAAGGCACGGGCAGGCGTGACACGCGCCGCCTATGAAGCCGCGGCCCTTTCCGTTCCCGGCGTGGTGAACGTTTTTATTTCCGACCAGCATCCACGCGGCGAAGGAACCGTGGACGTTATCGTCCAGTCCAGCGCAGGACTCCCGACAGAGAACCTTCTGGTGCAGGTAAGGGCGGCCATTGATAGCAGCATCGTCATCAATCATGACCTGCTGGTCAAAGCCCCTGAAGCTGTTTCCGTGTCTGTCCGCATGACTCTGGAGCTTCTTTCCGGTGACGAGGAAAACATCAAGGAACAGGCCGAAAGCTGGGTGCGTGAAATGTTTTCCGCCCGAAGCGGAGACGACGTGCCGCGCTTTTCCATTGGCAAAGACGTGGTGCGGGATCGTCTGGCTTCCGGCATCGTGAGTATTCCCGGCGTGAAGCGCATCCGCTGGGCCGCGCCTCTGGGTGACGTGTCCATTCCTGTGGACGGTCTGGCTGTTCTTGCAGAACTCGATATTCAAACGGTCTGGATCGACGAAGCGTAGGGCAGCGGAATGAGCCGTTTCTGGAAATATTTCCACGATTCGCTGAACTGGCCGGCCATCTTTTCTCCGGGGCCAGTCTCCGCCGTGGTCAAAGGGCTTGCCCTTTATATGGACGATGTGCGCGAGGATATCCTCTGGCTTCGCCGTCAGTGGTCGCCGGCAACGGCGGACGATGAACAGGTGGCGAAGTACGGAGAAAGCCGCGGCATACAGCGGACGCGCTTCGACACTGACGAAAGCTACCGGCTCCGCGTTGTCAACGCCTACGCCTGGCATAAGCTGGGCGGCAAGGTTCGCGGGCTGGAACGCATTTTTTCGGAAAACCAGTATCAGGCGCAAGTCCTGCCGTCATCCAAGCCGGAACTGTGGGCGCATTTCCGCCTGAACCTGAACGTGACCGACACCGGCTTCGACGATCAGTCCGGCCCTTTGGCCTTCTGGCTGGCGAATGAATACAAGCCGGCGCGTTCCGTTCTTGAAGGTCTGATCACGACCAGCACTGTGCCGCTGGAAAGTCATACGTCCATAGGGCTTCGCAGTCGTACGCTGAGCAGGGGCCGCCTGTTTTTCGTTCCGCCTGAACCGCCTGTCCTGCGAGTACGCACGGCTCTGGCTCTGTGCGGACATACGGGAATGAAGAACCGCCTTTATTTTGGGCAGCTCTCCCCTCAGGCAATCCATCAAGGGCCGATGATGGGGACATACGGAATCACGTCAACACGGCTTTGTCTGCATTTTCCCGCGCCGCCTCTTTCCTTGTGCAGCCGATCCACCGGCATGGCGCTGGCCGGTTTTACATCAACCGGTGTGGGACTTCTCCCCGCCGTACAGGAGTAGCGCATGGCTGAAACTCCCCAATATTTCACCGTGATGACCGATGCTGGCGCGGCATTGGAAGCCCGTGCCCTGACGCAAGGCAAGGCCGTTGTTCTGACGCATATCGCCGTGGGCGACGCCAACCTGCAAAGCGTTACCCCTCACGCGGGAGTCACGGCGCTTGTCCATGAAGTGTATCGGCGGCCCATTGATTCCCGCAGTACGGATCCCGTCGATCCTAAAATAACCAACCTGCACGCCCTTCTTCCTGCGGACGTGGGCGGCTGGTGGGTGAATGAAATAGGCGTGCTGGGGCATATCGAGGGCGAAGAAGCCGAAGTGCTGTACGCCTACGGCAATCACTCGCGCTACTACAAAACACTTCCGCAGGATGGGCAGCCGCTCTCCCATGAGCTGATCATTCCCATCATCCAATGTACGGACGCGAAGCTCACCATTCAAGTATCCGACCTTGGCTATGCCAGCAAAACGGAGCTTCAGCAGTTCGCGGAGAACATCCGCCTGCGTGAAGTTCAGGCGGCAGCGGAATTTATCCAGCTTTCCGACCGTGTGACGACTGGCGAGCTTTCCCGCCTGGCACTGGAACAGCGGCATGAAGACGAACTGGCCCTCCTGCGTGAGCGTGAAGCGAACCGTGACGCGCTCATTCGTGCCGGGCAGAATCGCCTTGCCGCTCTTGAAAAGGCTGTTCTCGGCGGAGTGACTGGCGGAAACGTGCAAACCGGCGTGACGGGCTCGCTGTCGGTGCAGGGCATTCCTGTATCCGAGGGCGTGACCTTGGCGGCGGTGACCATTGTTGAAGACGGCGGCATCGCTCCCGACGATGCGATGCTTACGCTTCAGGTAGAGGCAATCGAAGAATAACCAACAACCCTAATCCAATGAGGTGACTCATGCTGTATCTCAATTCCCTTTTCCGCGTGAACGGCAAGGACGTTCTCACCCCTTCCACCGCAGTCTATGACAAGGCGACCAAACAGTACCTCAGCGACTTCATCAAGAACGCCCCCACCGCCGCTTCCGTGTCCGATGCTATCACTGAAGCCGTCAATCTGGTGAAGGACGGCACCACCGACGGCTCCGGCAATCTCAGCGTCGACTACGACAACCTGAAGAAGATCGCGGCCGCCCTCGAAGGCGTGAAGGCTGACCTCGCCCTGTTCCTCACCGGCGAAGCCGACGGCGGCACCATCGACCGCCTGACTGAACTTGTGAGCGCCATCAATGCCAACGCCGACAGCATCGAGGCAATCACCTCCGGCAAGGTCAACAAGTCTGACATCGTGGACGCGCTGACCTCCACCGCCGCCGACCAGCCCCTTTCCGCCAATCAGGGCCATGTGCTGAAGGGCCTGATCGACTCCCTGTCCGACTCTGTGGCTGACGCCATCGCCAATACTCATGCCCACACCAACAAGGAAATCCTTGACGGTATCGGCAAGAGCGAAGCCAACAACCTGACCTTCAACGGCGTGGAACTCGGCAAGTTCACCGGCATCGCCACCGGTGCTTCCATTGACGCCGCCACCGACTTCAGCGCTCAGCTTCAGATCGTGGTGGAAGAATACGACGAAACGGCCACGGCCTAAGCATCCGGGCGGGAGGGCGACCTCCCGCCCCTGAACGATGGAGGAGTGTATGGCGATAAAAGTGCTCGCCAACGTGTTTTCCTATACCGCCGCCCGTGACCTGACATTGGCAAACGGGACCGTCATTCCTGCGGGCACGACCATCATTCTGGTGCCGCATACCACGGCGCGGGCCGTCACTTATGGAGAGCAGTCTCTTGAAACCTATCTGCCCGGATTGGAAGCCGCGCTGGCGGACTACCAGACGGAACTGATCAATTTTACCGCCCGGCAGACCAACTTTGAATCCGTTGTTCCTGAGCTTGAACACTCGGTGGGCGGCTATCAGGCGGAACTCATCAATCTGACCGACCGGCTGACTGCTTTGGAAACCGTCATGGCCGAACTGCTGTCTTGGGCTAAAGCTCAGGGCTACGAAGGCAGAGGGCTGACAAATGAGGCAAGCGCCTCTCAGGAGTAATACATGGCAACGTCTGACGAACTTTTGAAAAAAATAAATGAAGCCATCGCCGCCCTTCAGTCCGCACAGCAGACGGTGGTGGAAGGTGCTGAACAGCTCGGAAACGCGGTTCATCGTACTGGAGCGGAAACGATCGCCGGACAGAAAACGTTCACCGTCGGTCCGGTTGTTCCTACCCCGAACGAAGGCGACAATTCGGAACAGGCCGCCAATACCGAATATGTGACCCAGGCTGTGGCAAAGGCCTCCTCGGAAGTGACCGTGCTGCTCCGCGACGAAATGCGGGCGGAAGTCGAACGTGCTTCTTCCGGGCGGAATACCGTTATCCGTGACGCCAAGGGCAACCCCCATGTCATGGTGGTTATCCCGCGCTTCAATCTGGAAACCATCGACGCCAGCCTTGGCACCGGCCCTCATCCTGCCTTCGTGGTCAACGGCGTGGTGAAGAGCGAGATCCTCATCGGTAAATTTTTGGCCTCCAAGGGCAGCGACGGCCAGGTGAACACCCTGCCTCATCGTGCCCCGTGGGTTCGCGTCAATATGGATCAGGCCATCGCTGCTTGCCGCGCTCTGGGTTCCGGCTTCGGCTGCTGTACTAATGCCATGTACTCCGCCCGCGCCCTGTGGCTGTGGAAAGAACTCGGCGACCATCAGTACCTCGGCAACACCAACTGGGGCCGCAACCATACCTACCCCCACCAGACCGGCACCATGCAGACCGTGGACTTCGCTCCCGGCGACACCGGCAACAATGCCGAAAACGGCGCGGCCACGCTGACCGGTTCCGGCCCTGTGTCGTGGAATGACGACGGCACCCCGTGGGGCATTTCCGACTTCGTGGGCAACGTGTGGGAATGGAGCCCCGGCTTCCGCCTGAACGAAGGTGAGATCAACATCATTCCGAACAACGACGCCATGCTGGCTAATGCGGATCACGGCGCTTCTTCTTCGCTGTGGAAGGCCATCCTTCAGGACGGCAGCCTCGTTGCTCCCGGCACGGCCAACACGCTGAAGATCGAAGCGCCGAAGACTGGTGACGGCAGCAATACCAGCGTTGGTGCGCCTACGCTGGCGAAGACTATCACGAACAAGCTGTCCGGCGAAAATGCGGCTAACTGCGTGTTCAACGCTTTCTCTGCCGCTTCTGGCGTGACTGTTCCCGCCATCCTCAAAACTCTGGGAATCTTCCCTCTGGTGGCCTCTGGTGCGGGTATTCAGGGCTATTTCTGGACGCGCAACCACGGTGAGCGTCTCCCGCTTCGCGGCGGCGGGTGCAATAATGGATCTTATTGCGGCCCGTTTGCGCTCAGTCTGGGCAACAATCGGAGCAATAGCCATTGGTCTGTCGGGTTCCGTTCCGCTTTTATTTCCTGAAACCCTGAAAACTGACCCCCTGAAGCCCTGATCTCGCACAAAATGCGATGATCAGGGAAGGGGGGGATAAAAAGTTACCGGCGAAGCCGGTCGAAAATTTTGGAGAACATTATGAGTTACGCTTTCCGAACCACCTACAGGCAGGATGCCGAGACCTACGTCGAGGATCGGGGTTATGCCCATACCGTGACCAAAGGACAGGCCAGCTTTGCCACACTGGACGCCGAGTTCGGCAAGATCCTTGCTGTGGGACAGACCGCCCGCCGCAATAGCGAGGGCGACGGCTGGGAAGTCGTGGACGGCTTCCCCCTGCTTGATTCCGTCAAGGCTGTGAAGCTGGCTGAAATCAATCGCGCCTATGAATCCACTCTGGCCGCGCTCACTCCCACCTATCCCAATTCCGAACGCCTGACCTTCAACAAACAGGAAGAAGAGGCGCGTGCCTGGGATAAGGACAACACGGCTTCCACTCCGCTTCTGGATGCTCTTGCCGCAGGCAGACAGATGGACAAGGCGGAGCTGGTGCGCCGCGTTCTGGTCAAGGCTGATGCCTTCACTGTGGCGTCCGGCCTTCTGACCGGTCAGCGCCAGCGCATGGAGGATGCCTTGGAAGCGGCCGCAAGCGTGGAAGAGGCTCAGGCCATCCCCGTGGCGTACAGCCTTGATCCTGTGGCCGGTATCGTCTGATGCCCGGACATCTCAGCTATGGGAAATCCGTGCTGATCGCCGTAGATCAGCTTTTCAATGCCCTGTGCGGCGGCTGGCCGGATGAAACGCTGTCCAGCCGCTCACACCGGCGCAGGCTCGCAGGAAAGCCGAGGATAGCCAACTGCATCGACTGCTTTTTCCGCCTGTTCGGAGAAAATGACCATTGCAGGGCATCCTATGAATCTGAACGGCTGGGCCGACAGCTTCCGCCAGAAGCCCGGCCCTGATTGCCGCCTATCCTCTCTGGTAAAAGTCCCTTCATCCTGCTATAACCAGTCCGCGAAAACGGTTATAGGAGAAGAACTGTGGACGAACCGACCGGTGGACTGCTTTTACAGCAGAAATGGGAGGATATGGCGGCCTATCTTTTCAGCACTATCCTTCGGGATATGCCCAAAACCGAACGCTTCAGCCTTGGCGCGGATATTCGGGCGTTGGTCTGGGAAGTGGAAGATGCTCTGGTTCAGCTTTCGCTTCGCGCCGGGAATCGCTGGGCTTTGCTCAACCTCGTGGACGTCAAAGCAAAGGTTCTTTTGTCCATGATCCGGCTCGGTATCAATATAAACGCCATACCTCAGAAGAGGTACGGCCCGGTCTCTGAAAAACTTGTTGAGATCGGAAAGATAGTTGGCGGGCTGAAAAAGCTCCGCTGACAGGGGGCGGTTCAGAATTGCGTCTCCCGCTTCGCGGCGGCAATTGGAATAATGGATCTAATTGCGGCCCGTTTGCGCTCAATCTGAACAACAATCGAAGCAATAGCAATTGGAATGTCGGGTTCCGTTCCGCTCTCGCCCCGATTCGTCAGAAGCCGCATGGTCAAGGCTGTGCGGACGGTACAGGGGCAAAAGGGAACCGCCTCCCCCCTCTTGCGAATGAGGGAAACAGCAGCAGCCCCCGTGCGGCTAGTAGCGAAAGCGAACGTGGCACGGGGGCAACTTGGAAGGGCACCATGCCGAAGGCCGCCAAGAACCTCTGGGAAAAAATCCTAGCCTGGGACAACCTTTTGAAAGCCGCGAAGGAAGCCTCACGGAACAAGCGATTTTGTGCCGAAGTCCTGCGCTTCAACGCGAACCGCGAAAGGAACCTGCTCCATATTCAGGCCATGCTTCGTTCTAAGCAATGGAAGACCGGCCCCTTCCGTGCGTTTTACGTCTTCGAGCCGAAACAGAGGCTCATCCACGCGCCCAGCTTCGGGGATCGCGTCGTCCATCATGCCATCGTTCAGCAGGTCGGGCCATTCTTCGAGCGGCGCTTCATCGACCAGAGCTTTGCCTGCCGCATAGGGAAGGGAACGCACGCCGCCAGCGAATATTTGACGGCCATGCTCCGTTCCGCCAAAAGCAAATGGGGGAACGTGTACGTCCTGAAGGCTGACGTGACGAAATATTTTTATTCCATCGACCACGAGATCCTGATGCGGATAGTCTCCCGCACGATAGGCGACCCGGATGTTCTGGACCTGCTCCGCGTCATCGTCTGCCAGTGCGGATGCATCGAGGGGAACCGCGGCCTTCCCTTGGGAGCCCTGACAAGCCAGCTTTTAGCCAACGCCTATTTAGACCAGCTCGACCACTTCATCAAAGACGAATTAGGCGTGAAATATTATGTCAGGTACATGGATGACTTTATCCTGCTCCACCACGACAAGAAGGAACTGTGGCGGCTTCTGGCGGAAATTCGGGACTTTTTGACGTGGAAGCTCCGCCTGACGCTGAACCAGAAGACGCGGGTTTTCCCTGCAAGCCATGGCGTTGACTTCGCGGGTTATCGCCATTGGGCTGAATACAGACTGCCCCGCAAGAAGAACATGAGAAGGGCAAAGAAGCGTTTCGCGGGATTGTCGAGGCAGTATGCAGCGGGGCGCGTAGAGCTGGAAATCGTGCGTTGCTGTGTGGCTTCCTTTGTGGGGTACACGAAGCACTGCAAGGGATGGAAGAGCGCGGAAAGCTCCCTCAGCAAGCTGGTTTTGATACGAAAAAGCGAAGAAATCCCGGAATAGCTCCGTGAACTTCTTCGCACAGAACGCGCATTTTACAGGCGGAAAAGGGCTGTTTGCGGCATGATGGAGGCCTACAGAGGCGGGGGCGCAGAAGGCCCCCACCGGCGGGCATGGCAAAGGCCCACCACGGCCCCACGGAAGGATAGAGGCCCTTCCGCAGAGTATTCCGTCTGTGTATTTGTCCACGCGGGACAAGGCTTTTTAGCACGGCGTTTCCTTGGGGGCAACCTTTAGGATCATGTAGAAAATGGAGCGTAAAAACGAAATCCGATGCGGCCACTGTAACAAACTGCTGGGGAAGGGCGTCGCCCTTGATCTGGCGATAAAGTGTCCCCGATGCGGGACCATAAACCACCTGAGGAACACGAATCCCAACCCCGAACCGCACGACGGCCAAAAGGAAAAAGCGTGTCGTCATTGCGAGTAGGCAGCCTGTTTTCAGGCGCTGGCCTCTGCGATCTGGGCTTGAGCTGGGCAGGGATGAAGCACGAATGGTTCTGCGAAATCGATCCGTTCTGTCAGTCCGTCCTGTCCCGGCACTGGCCCGAAGTCCCCATTTTCGGGGACGTTCAGAAACTTGAGGGGAAGGCCCTCCCGGACGTGGACATCCTGTGCGGCGGTTTTCCCTGTCAGGACGTATCACAAGGAGGGAATCGTGCAGGAATCAAAACAGGGACAAGAAGCGGCCTGTGGCTGGAATACGCCCGGCTTATCCGGGAAATCCGCCCGAAATACGCGATCATCGAAAACGTCCGGGGGTTGCTGTCCTGCGGAATTGAGATCGTCCTGCAAGACCTGGCCGCGATCGGGTACGATGCGGAATGGGAAGTGCTTCCTGCCGCAGCCCTTGGTGCCCCTCACCATCGGGAAAGGGTTTTCATTGTTGCCTACCCCAACCGTGGTGACGGAAACAGGAGGGATCGGCTTCTTGCTCCGCTCCCAGCATACTTGGGAGAATACGACAAACCTTTCCAGTGCCTTGCTTGGGCTGGAATACGGATTGAGCGGACGAGCCGCAAGGCCATCCGGGAAGCATATCGCGGCCCCGTGCTTTATCGAGTGGATGATGGGCGTTCCGAAAGGCTGGACCTGCCCGCAGGCGTAGGCCTCGTTCCCCGTGCGGAGATCCCGCTCTGGGTGAAGAGGCTCAAAGCGCTGGGGAACGCCATAACTCCGCAACAGTCCTACGTCATCGCCCGCTGTATTTTGGAGGCTGAGGGGATAGCTGTTCCCGAACCTCCGCCCTCTGAAGGCCGCTAGAGCCTCAGCCAGAGCGCCTAGAGCGCCGCAAAAAAGGATCGCCATGAATCCTTTCTTTCAGAATGAAGGCTTGACGCTCTTTCAGGGGGATTCCCTTCACGTTCTCCCGTGTCTGCCGAGTGAATCCGTGGACGCGGTGATAACAGATCCGCCGTACTCCACAGGCGGGATGACGCTCGCCAGCAAACAGGCAGACCCGGAGAAGAAATACCAAAGTTCCGACACGGTGAAGCGATACCCGGCCATGCTGGGAGATACGAGGGACCAGCGGTCGTACACGTTCTGGGCAACACTCTGGCTTTCCGAGTGCTGGCGCGTGGCGCGGCCGGGTTCGCCCTTGCTGGTGTTTACGGACTGGCGACAGCTTCCTAGCCTCACCGATGCTGTTCAGGCCGCCGGCTGGCTCTGGCGGGGCGTTGTCGTATGGCAGAAGACCAGCGCACGGCCCGTTCTTGGCGAGTTCAGGCGCGAGGCCGAGTTCATCGTGTACGGCTCCAAGGGCAGGCCGCAGACGTATTCCCGGCAGTGTCATCCGGGGGTGTTCAAGCACGCGGTCAACCCCGCGAAGAAAGTCCATATCACGGGCAAGCCGCTGGAGCTTATGCAGGACCTGATGGCTATCGTAAAGCCGGAAGGAACGGTCCTTGATCCCTTCTTGGGAGGTGGAACCACCGCCCATGCGGCCCTTTCTACGGGGCGGAAATGCGTCGCCGTGGAACTGTCCCCGGACTATGCAAAACTGAGCGCGGAAAGGCTCGCCAGCCTCGCGTAGCAAAGAACGTGCCAGGCTCGAAAAATCGGACTTGGCACGTTCTCATTTTGCGTGACGGAAATTCTCATTTTGCGTGACCGCTCACATTCGGAAAAATGGGGGACAGGTGGGGGACAAAAAGGGAAAAATGGGAAGTTAAACGAAAAAAGGGCTTACGATTTTACTCGTAAACCC